AGTTTTCAAGTAAGTCTTGCCCTTCGTTCGATGTGCAGGATAAATACAAATTCTTAAACGAACAGATATGAATTTTTTTACGCAATTTTGGAGTGAGATTTTGTTGGCTGGTATTACAGCAGCTGGTACCATTACTGCTTTGACTGAAACAGAGAAAGACGATAAGGTCGTCAACGTATTGTCTCGTATCCTCAACGCAGTAGTGATGGGTAAGAACCGCCGCAACAAGTAAGGACCTATGCCTAAGATTAGTACATACGGAACCGTTACACCTAGTCCGTCTGACTTGATTGTGGTTAGCGACGCGAATGACTCTAACGCCACGAAGAACATTAGGGTGGACTCGCTGTCTTCAGCTACAGCTCCAACTTATTATATCGACGCGTACTCGAATATTGAATCGTTAACAACCATATCGCAGGCGGATACTTATGTAGATTTAAATGTGACGCTTTCTCAGGGGCTGGCTGACGGGTATTCAGCTTCAGGGAATTTGGTAACAAATACCAATACACCCCAGACTACCTTGCTTTCGCAGGTAACTGTAATTATGACGTTGAGCGCTGGAAACGCAAATGTAATTACAGCTGTATTGAACAACAGCGGTTCTGATGTTGTGGCCTCCATACAAGATGCGAAAGCCCCTGGTAATGGTGATGATTTTAGTTTGTCTATGACGTGTATCACAAACGTAGTTTACAATCAAGCGCTAAAGGTTCGGATAAAAAATAGCGCCGCTACAAATGTTACTTGTAAGCACATAAACTTCGTGGTTCATTCTATTTAAGCTATGCTTATTCGTAAAATCTCTGTAGGTCCCGACTATAAATCGGCGATGCATTACTTGCTGGGCCAAGAGGTTCTCGGGGGCAACTATAAAATACACCTCATCAAAGTTGAGGATAAATCAAATTCAATTCAGATATGGATAGAGCGCAGTAACGAGATAATTCTTTGGAAACATTTCTCGCATACGATGCCGCTGTCCGTAGAGTATAATATTAACTTTTAATGAGGTCACCAGACTCCTTTATAGTAAAGCCAAAAAATAGCAGCAGATACGATAACAAACGAAAGGCCGACGACGTTGAGTTTATTGTAAGTTCATCCCAAGAAGACCACAGGTTTTCTAACCGCTACGCTATCGTACAGTCCGTTCCACTTTCTTATTCAGGCCCTATCGAGCCAGGGGATACGCTTCTAGTGCATCATAACGTATTTAAGTATTATTACGATATGTATGGGGTTCAAAAAAGCGGTCGCAGCTATTTTAAGGACGACCTCTTCTTTGTGACTGACGACCAGTTCTTTCTATATAAAAAAGATGATAGATGGCGAGCGCACGGGAAGTATTGCTTTGTGGAGCCTGTAGAAGAGAAAGAATCGTGGATACGTAAGTTCTCAAAAGAAGAGCCCCTTATCGGAAGGCTTAAGTATGGAAACGACCAGCTCTTTGCCCTTGGTGTAAATGAAGGCGATGAGATATCGTTTCTTCCTGATAGCGAGTATGAGTTTACTGTAGATGGGGAAAAACTGTACCGTATGTTTACTGATAACATAACGCTGGTATTATGAACTCGAAAGAACTCAAAGAAAAGATTATCGCCGCTGGTCACAGAGCGGTTGAGCAGCTTATTAAGGTAGCTAAAGAAGATATCATAAAGCCTGACTTAGAAGACGAGCTGGCCGCCGACAGGTTAAAGAACGCAGCGGCCACCAAGAAGCTTGCTATATTCGATGCGCTAGAAATACTTAACCGTATTGAGCAAGAGAGAGAAAATTTAGATGCGCTAGCAAAGCGTGGTGATTCATCTACCAATACCAAGCAAGGCTTTGCAGAAAGACGGTCAAAATAAACTCCTTATTCACCTGAAAGACGTAGTGCCTCAAAAGGTACTGGCAAGGAAAAATAAAGCTAAAAGCTGGGAATACGGTTATAACGAAGACTATGACTTTGTCGTTATATCAAAAGACGGTACCGTAGGTGAGGTAGTAGAGATACAGGGCGTACGTATTGCGCTCCCTATGGTTTCTAACAACCCTATACAGCGGAACAAATCCAAAAAAGAACAGTACTGGCAGCCGCTAGAATACCCCAAAGAACTTACACGTATCAAGACTATATTTCAGTGGAACGAGATGCCCGCTGATTTTAAAGATAGGTGGGTAGATTTCGTAGAGCGCGAGTTCGACAGACGTGAAAGCGGCGCTTGGTTTATGAATGACGGAGTGCCTACTTATATAACGGGCTCACACTATACGTATCTCCAGTGGACTAAAATTGACGTAGGGTTACCTGACTTTCGAGAGGCCAACCGTATATTCTATATTTTCTGGGAGGCTTGTAAGGCAGATACCCGATGTTTTGGTATGTGCTACTTAAAGATTCGTCGTTCAGGATTTTCTTTTATGGGTTCTTCAGAATGCGTTAATATCGGAACCCTAGCTAAGGACGCTCGAGTTGGGATACTTTCTAAAACGGGTGCTGACGCCAAAAAGATGTTTACCGATAAGGTGGTTCCTATATCAGCAAACTACCCGTTCTTTTTCAAGCCCATACAGGATGGTATGGACAAGCCGAAAACGGAGCTTGCATACCGAGTACCCGCGTCAAAAATTACCAAGCGTAATATGTACCTCGATGAGTCTGAGGAGCTTGACGGACTTGACACCACTATAGACTGGAAGAATACAGCTGACAACAGCTATGACGGAGAGAAGCTTTTGCTCTTGGTTCACGACGAAAGCGGTAAGTGGGAGAAGCCAGAGAATATCCTCAATAACTGGCGTGTCACCAAAACTTGTTTGCGATTGGGTAGCCGTATTATCGGTAAGTGTATGATGGGCTCTACGTCCAACGCGTTGAGTAAAGGAGGTGGGAACTACAAAACCCTATACACTCAATCTGACGTAAGCAACCGCAACGCTAACGGTCAGACTAAGAGCGGTATGTACAGCCTTTTTATTCCTATGGAGTGGAATTTCGAAGGCTATATCGATAGGTATGGTATGCCTGTATTTCATAAGCCTACAGGTACGGTAAAGGGTATTGACGGGCAGTCTATAAAAATGGGAGCTATCGAGTATTGGGAGAATGAGGTGGCGTCGCTTAAAAACGACCCTGATGCACTCAACGAATTCTATCGTCAATTTCCGCGTACTGAGTCCCACGCTTTTCGAGACGAAAGCAAGCAGTCTATATTTAATCTAACGAAGATATATCAGCAGATTGACTATAACGATGAGATGATAAAGGAGCACTATCTCACTCGTGGGTCGTTTCATTGGAAAGACGGCCAAAAAGACAGCCAAGTTATATGGACTCCTGAGCGTAACGGTCGTTTCCTTTTGGGCTGGACGCCTCCCGCTAGGATGCAAAACCACGTCATTATTCGTAACGGGACGAAATATCCTGGCAATGAACATATCGGTTCGCTGGGGTGTGACCCGTACGATATATCGGGTGTAGTAGGTGGCAGGGGCTCAAACGGCTCTCTCCACGGGATGACTAAGTTCAATATGGATGATGCGCCGAGTAACGAGTTTTTTTTAGAGTATGTCGCTCGTCCTCAGACGGCTGAGATATTTTTTGAAGAGGTGCTGATGGCCTGCATTTTTTATGGTATGCCCATCCTTACGGAGAACAACAAGCCTCGTCTGCTTTACCATTTTAAGAACAGGGGATACCGTAAGTTTTCTATGAACCGTCCCGACAAGAAGTTTAATAAGCTGTCTAAGACGGAGAAAGAGCTAGGTGGTATACCAAATACTTCGGAGGATGTAAAGCAGTCTCACGCTTCGGCTATCGAGACTTATATCGAAAAACACGTAGGGATTGATATGGAAGGAACCTATCGAGAGCAAGGTGATATCGGTACTATGCCGTTCACAAGGACGCTTGAAGACTGGGCTAAATTTGATATCAACAACAGAACAAAGTTTGATGCTACTATAAGCTCGGGATTGGCTATTATGGCTAACCAAAAACACATCTATCAACCTGTTGAAAAGCAATCGAAATTATCTGTTACCTTTGCTAGATACAACAATCGTGGAAATATAAGCGAACTAGTTAAATAATGAGAGATGTTCAGGTTAATATAGCATCTGCCTCGTTCCCTACCCAATTTGTTTCTGACGCTGAAAAAGCGACTTATGAGTATGGATTGCAGATTGGACAAGCCATTCAGTATGAGTGGTTTAAGAGGGATGGAAACGGTTGTCGCTTTTACAGTCAATGGAGAGATTTTAATCGACTCCGATTGTACGCTAGAGGAGAGCAATCTATCGCTAAATATAAAAGCGAACTCTCGGTCGATGGCGACCTTTCTTATTTGAACCTGGACTGGACTCCAATTCCAATCATCCCTAAGTTCGTTGATATCGTAGTCAACGGAATGTCGGACCGTTTGTTTGACGTTAAAGCTTATGCTCAAGACGCTATGTCGTCGGCAAAGCGTAGTAAGTATCAGGATATGATAGAGGCTCAAATGGTCTCTAAAGACCTTTTGATGCAGGTAAAAGAAGGATTTGGTGTAGACCCCTTCACTGTGTCTCCTGACGAGCTTCCCAATAGCGATGAAGAGTTGTCTTTATATATGCAGCTTAACTATAAGCCCGCGATTGAGATAGCTGAAGAAGAGGCTATCAATACACTTCTCGAGCAAAACAAATACAACGACACGCGCCAGCGCGTAGACTATGACCTTACGGTTCTAGGTGTTGGTATGGTAAAGCACGAGTTCCTCAAGGGTGACGGGGTACAGGTAAAGTATGTAGACCCCGCCAACGTGGTGTACAGCTATACTGAAGACCCGTTTTTTCAGGATAATTTCTACTGGGGAGAGATTAAGACAGTTCCTATCACTGAGCTTATCAAGATAGACCCTACGCTTACTACGGACGACCTCAAGGAAATTTCAAAGCATTCCCAGAGCTGGTACGATTACTATAACGTACAGCAGTTCTACGATAACGATATCTTCTATCAAGATACCACTACCCTTATGTACTTCAACTATAAGACAACACAGAAGTTTGTCTATAAGAAGAAGGTAATGGATGGCGGAGGCGCCAAGGTGGTTGAGAAAGATGATACGTTTAACCCGCCAGAAGAAATGATGCAAGAAGGTCGGTTCGAGAAAATCGAAAAGACTATCGATGTATGGTATGAAGGCGTTATGGTTATGGGAACCAATATTATTCTCAAGTGGGAGATGGCGGAAAATATGGTCCGTCCTAAATCTGCATCGCAGTACGCAGTGCCAAATTACTTGGCTTGTGCGCCTCGTATGTACAAGGGTAACATCGAATCATTGGTTCGGCGTATGATTCCTTTGGCAGACCAGATACAGATTACCCACCTTAAATTACAGCAAGTAATGTCGCGCATCGTTCCAGACGGTGTGTTCATTGATGCTGACGGACTTAACGAAGTAGACCTCGGGACAGGCAATGCTTACAACCCCGAGGACGCCTTGCGGCTGTACTTTCAAACGGGTAGCGTAGTCGGGCGTAGCTATACACAGGATGGCGAGTTTAATAACGCTCGAGTACCTATCCAGCAGCTCACCAGCAACTCGGGGCAGTCTAAGATTAGCGCTTTAATTGGGAACTACAATCACTATCTCAATATGATACGTGATATCACTGGTCTCAATGAAGCGCGTGATGGCTCTATGCCTGACCCTAACTCGCTCGTAGGGGTACAAAAACTAGCGGCACTAAACTCTAACGTAGCTACTCGTCATATCTTGGATGGTAGCTTGTTTATATTGAAGTCGTTGGCTGAAGCTTTGTCGTGTAGGGTGGCCGATATATTGGAGTATGCGGATTTTAAGGAGGAGTTTGCCAATCAAATCGGTAAGTACAATATATCTATTCTTAATGATAT